CCCCTACGCCTACATAAACCCCTTCTGAAGCATCCTTTCTCTTAATTGAAGTACTGTGTATATTATAGTCTACTTTCTGTCTCTGAAGGCTTCCTATTACATCTGATGTGACTGTTATGGTCTGATTAGAGTCCTCAAACACATCTTTATATCTTCTCTCTGTTATAGCATCCTCAAAAATCTCCATCTTAGCTAGACTGTCCTTAGCCTGTTTATATTTTGTAAGAAGTTCCTGATTCACGGGATTCTCCTTAACCACTATTTTCTCTACCACTGAATCCCTGTATATTGTATCATATTTTACTTCTGGTACTGGTTTCTCCACTACAAAATTTTCAGATTTAGCAGGGATTTCTATGTTTTTCTCTACTACTGGTCTGGTGATGAACATATAAGCCAGTATTACTATGATTATGTATGGAAATAACTCTCTAAAATTCATCTTAATTCTTTCCAGTTGACATAAAAGTGAATCTCCCAGTGTTAAATGATGCAGGGTTATTATCTACTGTTCTCTTAGACTTAGCCCATACTGGGAATAACTCTATATTAGCTTCTAGATAATCCTCAATTAATTCCCATTTTCTACCTGCATCTTTATTAGTCTGACCTACTAAATCCTTTATCATATTCCTGTCTACAGGTGTGGAATCTTGGTTATTCTTACCCACCATTCCAAAAGAAGTGAGGTTAGTGTTTACCTCATAGAGATAACGTGCATAAGCATAATCAGCTACAAGTGATTTAAGACCATCATGTACATAAGTAAGCCCCTCTACACTAAATTCGCCACCATCTAACAGTGTAGTATATTCAGCAGTTTCTGTATTAGAAATTACATCAAAATAAAAAGAAACCCCTAATACTTCCCTTAAATCTGTCATAGCTTGGGTAATACTTTTATTTACTTTATCATCATCATATCTTTTACTGATACTCTTCAACTCACTGAATTCAGTATGTGTGATTAAATTATTCATCTGTTTTATCTTTTTTACTTCTTAATATTTCTACTCTACCCACGAATGGGTCTTTATAGTTATTCATCACCAGAGTTAGTATCTCTTCTATTTTATTTCTTTCCTCTTCTGCTTCCTCCCACATGATATCATTAATAGTAGAATACATTTCACCACTACTACCAAATAACCCATTATCAGAAGGGTTAATAAGTGTTATTGGTACATTAAATGCCTTAGCTATTGCCTTCTCTATTGATGTTTCTGTATACTTAAATAGTTCATCATTATGAGTGGAAGTCAAGTCCTGTAATTGCATGTTATCCTTAATATCACTTGAATTATCAGGTGCTTCTAATAATATCACACTATTAGCATTTTTAGACCCTCTCAGACTGTCTAAATCATTTTTAAACTGTCTTCTCTCATCATCTGAATTAAAGGGCTTAACCACCATTATCTTAGTGTTCAGGAATCCATCTGAAGTACCTTTTTGCTTAAATTCGGCAGCATTAATTTCAGCAACCATGTCTAACATCACGCAGTCACCATCAGGTAATGAATATACCTCATTCATATACTTCTGTATATGTACTACCTGTCCTTTATACTTATGTATACCACCTGCATTATCTATCTGCCCTTGTACTATCTCCTTATTAGGGTTAAATCTGTCAACTGTTTGAAACCCTTCTGGGTCTACTTTACCCTGAGAACCATCCCAGTTATTGTATACCACATATTTACCGTTATAATCCTTATCATCTTTCTTCCCTAATCGTACATTTTTAGATGGTATAGCTTCAATTGATGATACCTCTCCTTCTAAATTATAGCCCACACTTAAAAAAGCATTATTGTGTTTCCTGTATTCCCTCGCAAGTGTTCTAATCACATCATTTAAAGAGTGACCTTTCTTATTTACTATAATGTGACCGCCTTTGACTCCTTTACCCATAATAGCCTTAGAAGCTTTATCTATGCAATTTTTAGCAGTTACACTAGTAGAGATGAGATATTCCATAGTAGAAGGGTAGGAATTATCCTTACCCCAGTTATACACCTCATTTCTAAGGTCTAACTTAGCTTCTAGTAAGCTGTTTTTAATCTCTTTGAAATACATTTTCATATCTATGCTTCTTTATATTTAAAGATTTCAGTTATAAAATCTTGTTTAGAAGTTGCTTTAATGTTGGGATATTTCTCCCTTAATTCAGGCATCTTCATCTCTTTAAGTATCTCTCTTTCTACTTCCTGTTCAGTAGTATCTTCAAATTCCTCATCTTTACCTTCTACCATTTCTTTCCAGTTCTCAGGGTAAGCTTCAAATACTTTTATTCTGTCTGGGTCTATCTGTAAAAAATCGATTGCTAATTCATTGGTTATAATGTTATTATTTATCGTTTTGCTAGATTCTTTTGATAATCTGTAGTACCCATTATTCTTAATTCTAAAATCACTCATGTTATAATGTTTTTTTAAGTTAATTATCATCTCATTTAAAGATGAAGGACAGCTAACACATACCTCTCTACCTAACTCTTCCTTATAAGCACCTACTAACCCTCTTAGATTTTCCTGTTTAGTCATTAAGTGAAATGGTAATTCTAGTATGTCTTTTATATCCATATTATTTTTATGTTAAGTGTATATAGATTAAGCAGTGTAAAGGGTTAGTTTACCTGCTTAATCTCTATACATATTTTGTTGTTATTATACTACTGCTGTGAACAGTGCGTCTACAGTGTCCTTACTAGTACTGTAAGATGCTTCAGAAAAAATATTGAAAGGATATTCCTCATATTCTCCCTCTTTTGTACTAAGAGTAAACAAGATAGAACCCGAATTTTCATTAGTATTAGTAGTCATCTCTGATAATTGAAGTCCTGTTTCAATCCCTAATACTTTAAAAGCTTCCTCCTGGTTTACACCTTGGTATTTAGATTCATATACTACTACAAATCTTCCTTCTTTTAGTTCCTTAGCTGCTTTTGCATTACTTAATGAACTTGTAGCCATTCTACCCATAAAAGAGTGAGAGAACCCATCTATATCCTCTTCATTTGGGCTAAATTGCCCGCTAGCTGATGCTAGTTCTTTATACCACTCTATTTTATAACCTGTAGTACCATCTTTTAAAGTTAAGTTTGAAATTGTAGCACCATTCTTAGTAGTAGCCCCAAAATCAATATCTTCAAAGTTGATAATTACAGCCCTCTGCCCTGCTAAACCTCTTTTAGGTTTGTCATCACAGTTGAAGCTTATATCTCCTGATAATTTATTTATGCATGTCATTGTTATATCGTTTTATTTTAGATTGAAAGGGGAATCCTTTGACTCCCCTGTCTATCTTGTTGTTATTATACTAATGTGAATTCTACTATTTCACCAGCGTTTTGGATTGTTACACCTGATTTAGCTTTAACTCTTAAATAAGTCTTATCAGAAGTCTTATCATACCACATATCAGCTACTTCAGACTCATTTTCTAAGTCAGAACCTACTATGAAATTCTCACCTACAGAAGCTACTATTCTGTTAGTACCATCTAACCCAATTTGTCTTTTAAGCATTGCACCAGAACCACCTATTCTTAACACACCTTCATCATGTTCAGGCGTGTAGTGGTATAGGTTAGCATCTTTAAGTGCTTGGATGTATAAGTCAAATACATCATCTCCTACTAAGATTGAGAATTCTTTCTTTCTCTTTACTTTTGCAGGTGCAGCACTTCTTACATCCTCTACTATACTGATTACATTGCTTTTATTGATACCAGTAGCAACTGTGATACCTGCTGTATTACCATCAATTACATCAGAAGATGCATCTATCTGCTTCAGGAAACCATCAAATAAGTTGTTTACACCTCCTGCTGTATCACCTTGCCAGTATAATTCATCTAATTGTTCTGCAATAGAAGATAATTTAGTGTCTACTAATGCTTCCTCCCATTCTTTAGGGGTTTCAGCGTTATTAGAACCTGGTGCTAGTACTGTATTTGGGAATTTATTTTGTAAATCATCCTGACAGAACTCTTCATATACTGTGAAATTCTTTACTGTCAAAGTGACCAATTCACCTGTACTACCACCTGAAGGGGTTGCACAGCTACCTGATTGGATTGTAGCACCACCTGAAAAATGTGGTACTTCAGTTGAACCTTTAACACCACTCATATAACGTGCAAATTTTGCCACGTCACCTCCTGCAAATAAAGTTGCAGTTAATACTTCGTTTTCTCTACTTATGTAATCTGAGAAATTCTCTAAATTGTAAGCCATTTTTTATCGTTTTTTTTTTTGTTTTTAATTATTTTGCCTTTCTCTTTCTAAGGGCATTGGTTAGTGAGTTCCCGTTTTTGGAATTACTCTTATTGTTAATCACTGGTTCATTGTCTAATTCTGAACCTATCTCCTTTCTCAAAGCTTTTATTTCAGCTTGAAGAGATTCCTTCTCTTCCTTATTTTCAGCCTTGATTTCACTTAGAATAGAAGCTTTGAATTCTGTAAGCATAGCCTTGTAGTCTACTTCATCAGCATTAGCTTCTGCATCTACATCAGTAGCATCCTCTTCTTCTGGTGCAGGTATAATCTCTTTTACTTCACCATCTTCTACTATTACTTTACTTCCATCAGGCATCAGAATTTCTCCTTCTCTACCATCTACTTTACTTCCTACCTCTGGGGTCTCATTTTCATCCAGTTCTGGGAAGCTTACTTCCTCACCATTAGAGTCCTGTAATACAAGTGCTTTTAGTTTTGTATTTTCTTCCTGTGAACCACCCATGAACTCAGCAAAGGCTTTTAAAAATTTTTCTGTTTTTGTCATAATTGTACTTTTTTCATTTTCTTTTATTAATTCATCATTGTAGTATGCCACAGCTTTAAGTGATGAGTATGTACCAGTAGCTATACCCATTTCTGTAGCTTCCTGTGAACTCAGGAATGTTTCATTATCTAGAAGTCTTCTTACCGTATCTTCATCTACACTCATATATTCGCTGTAGAACTTGGTGAAGTTGTCTTCTATCTCTTTTAATTGTCCTGATACTGCTTCAAAATCTTTGGAACCACCTGCCATTTGACCCCAAGGCATATGAATCATAAATCTGTTTTGTCCTTCCTCTAAAAGCCTTATGTCGCCTGCCATAAAGATTGAAGCTGCTATACTGTAAGCCCTTGAAGCCTTGGTAGTGACAGGTAATTCGAGGTTTCTCAAAAATTTGAATATTGAAAGACCCGTGTCAACACATCCACCTTGTGAGTCTATAATCACTTCTACCTCTGTAGGGTTCTTATAGCCTTTAAACTGCCTAATAACCCCTAAGAGAGTGGCTTCCTCACCTACTACACCCTGAATGTTTATAATTGCTTTCATAAATGTTATCTATCGTATACTACTATATAGATAGATTCTCTCTATTTTTGCAATAAGTGAAATTTGGATTTCAGGTATTAAAAAACCCCCACAAATTAATGTGAGGGTCTCAGATAAGCTAACACACTACCTATAAATTCATTGGTATTAGAAAGGGGTGTAGACCATTCAGAACTACTCCACAGCTTACAGCAGGGTTCTTGCCTGCCTTAGCATATGCAAATGCATATTTTTGAAAGTCTATCCCAGTTCCTATTTGCATGGCAAATTTTCTATATGATTTTGAGAATAGCCACTCTATATAAGCCTGTGTATGTAAGTGACCTTGAACTACAGGCTGTTCTTCACTCTTATATTTTGTTTTAGCAGTACCACCTTCTCCATGGAAGTATAGAACATCATCTATCTCAGCTTCTACTACAAATACCCATTTCGGTGTATGAAGGACCTCTTTGTAATCTTTAATCCAAGCTTTTGGTACTCCTCCTGAGAATGCTTTCCGAAAACTCATCCTATCATGGTTACCTATGATTACAGTAGCCTCTGGGAAGGCTTCATAGTATCTATGTACATGTCTTATAGCTTCATCCAGTTCATCTCCTCCACCTAATCCATCAGGGTCAGTGTTATGATATGAGGAATAGTGATTATCTACTAAATCACCGATAAAAACTACTTTATTGCAGCTGAAATCATTGTAAACCTGTATACAGTGGTCTAAATACTCTGGTAAGTCAAATGGTGCATGTAAATCACCTATCACTAATACTCTGTTTTTACCCTCTTCATACATAATGGGGTTATTCACTGTCTCATATACTACCTCATGTTCAGTAGTAGTCTCGTGGAAGTCTCTTATTTGTTTTATGAGTCCTCTTTCTTTGTCAGTGACTCTTATTACATTATTTTTTGTGTGTGGGTTGTTATTCATTTTCATAATATTTACTTTTTTATCTTATTCCATTTGTTTAATGGACATTTTTCATTATTAACTCTTATCTTTGCAGGTATATAACAGCTGCATTTATCACATGTATAGCCTTTTATTTGTTTGGTCTCAAAATCTGAATCAATTACCTCTAGCTTACTGTGAAATGTTTTGAAAGGGCAGGTTTGACAGATATTAGCCCTTTCCTTCTGTTCTGGGGAAAGGGGGTCTCCTTTAATCAGGGACCCCATCCCTTCTAAAATGTTTATTATTTTCATATTCATTAATTAGTCTTTAGAGGTCAGTATATAATACACCCCTACTACTACTATAAATGGGTCCCATACATAGACTGTAAAGGTTGCTACTATCATTAACCAGATAATAGGGTGTATTTTAGGTAGTTTGAAATTTTTCATAGTTGTTTAGTTTAAAAATGTGTTAGTTATGTATTTGCTTATCACTGGGAACATATTATCATCATTACATTCCAGTACTTTGAGGTATATATTTATGGATAAATAAGAAGGTTTATCTACTTCTATACTTTCTTTCAGGTTCACCAAGGCATTTAGATAAGTCACACATTCAAAAGAGTTATTTATATCCTCTTGAATCTGTTCTTTTATCTGGTCAGGGTCAGCACCTATATGTTCTTTTAGACACCCCATTCCAGAGAAGTCTATTATGTAATTATTCTTTATTATTTCCTTTATCTCTATATTCATCTTATCGTTTTATTTAGATTCCCTACTATTTTGATTATCATTCTGGTACTGATACCAAATTGCCTACATAATTTATCATATCTCTCTGTCTTACTCCCTTGAAGAGAGTGAAAGGTTTCAAAGATTTCAAGGTCTCTCACTATTTTAGGAGTGGTTAAATCATTTTTGATGAGTTTTACTACTACATCAATATTCCTATTTACGAGTTCATATTTTGTCATTATTTTTTTAATATTTTTCTAATGGTTCTGATTGAATTAATCATGTGAAGTTCTTTATAAAGTTCAAGTATTTCCTTTTCAGTGAACCCATCCTCATAGTATCTCTTCTTAATGAACCTCTCTATTTGTGAAGCCTGTTCTATGTTCTTTGTATAATAATCTCGATTACCTATCTGTGTTTGAAGGTCTGATTCATCCTCTAACAGGTCAGCATAAGTAGTAGATTCGCCATCTTCATCCCTAAGTGTATTATCTAGGCTTATATTTTTAGTAAACTTCTCTACAAATGTTCTCATCCTTCTAAATACTGCCCTACTTACATATGTCTTGAATGAAGCCCCTTTCTCTGGGTCATACAGTTCATCAGCCCTTACTAGAACTAAAAAACCCTCTTGTATAAGGTCATCTCTAAATCTCAGAGGGAATGCTTCTGAGATGTCTTCTAATAGTGGTATATATTGCGTTAAGTCTCTCATTTTATTGGTTTCTAGTCTTTCTTTTATATTTTTCATTATGCTGATATTCTTTCTGTTATTTGGTATATTATTTTTTGAAGGTCTTTAGCTGATTCATTGCCAAGGGCTTGTATAGCTTCTTTCAATGCATCTTGGTACATATCACTATATGACCATATATATCCTGCATGTGTCTTTATTTTACCCCCACAGCATAAGCTTATACCAGAAGTAGATACTCCTTCTATTGCTTCCTTAGCTTCATTAGTGGTTCTGAATACGTTGATTATATTTAATGTGTCTTTATCGTATTGATATACTCTTTTACTCCTTCTTATATTTACCCCATTATGCCTAAGGTTCTCAGAGTATGTACACCATTGTAGATTGTCTATGTGATTATTAGACTTGTCTTCATCAATATGATTGATAATAGGGTATTTATACTGTGCTTTAAAGGTCTCCATTACTAGTCTGTGGACATTTCTAGTAAGAGAACCAAAATCATTTCTAATACAGACGTTTAAATAACCTCTTGAAGTAGTTCCTTGTTTAAGAATTCTACCCCCTATTTCTACTTCTCTACCCTTTACATCTGTAATTGTTCTCAGTAAGCTTCGGACTCTCCCAAAATTGCTTACTTCGTAATTTGGGTAGCCTGAAATTTCCTTCCAAACTTCCTTTGTTTCATTTTCTGTGTGTGTGTTAGTCATCATAGTCATAATATTTTTAGTTTTTAGTGGGTTTTTTGCAGTTACCCTCTGCCTTGTTATTCATTAAAGTGTAATATTTTAAGTTATTTTTAATAAGTTTACACATCTACTTATAATATAAGGGATAAGCCAAGATAGTCAAGACAGTCAAGACTAAAACTCTCTATATCCCTTGTTATCTATATATAAATATGTAGCTATTCCCTAAAAGTTATATTTTGTAGAAAAAATTTTTACTTTTTTTTCAGTACCCTTGTGAATTCGCCAAAATTAGGATACCTTAGGTAGGTGTGTAAAGCTAATCAGTATGTAAAAGAACTCTCATTATTTATATTGGTACAAATATAAGCATTTATTATATAATATCCAAATACTATAAGATATTTAAATGGAAAAAGCTTTTTTATCATAGCTGTTTTCGTTATAGCAAATATACGCATTTAATACATACCTCCAAAATTTGTTAAGGAATCCATCACTAATAGTGTTTTTGTAAAATGTCGCTTAACATTGCTTCTATACTAGTAAAAACAACATTCATATTTTAAACGTACATTACATCTATGAATCAGTTATTTTTTTTAGTTTTTTTATGAATTCGGGATTGTCTTGAAGCTTACTTATACCCCTTGTATACAGTGCATTAATGGACG